GAAGTACCCAAGTGGCCGAAGGGGCTCCCCTGCTAAGGGAGTAGGCGTCTAAAAAGCGCGCGAGAGTTCAAATCTCTCCTTCCGCGCCAAAGTACCGATTTTAGATGTTTTAAATCTAAAGTCGGTACTTTTTTATGTCTTTCACCCTATTTTCTGCGTATTTTCAAAAAGCAAAAAAATCACGTTATGACACGCTCTGTAACATAAAATTATTTCTCGTATGCTACATTGTATGCTACAGATTCAGCGCAATGCGAGGGGACTCCCCTATTTTTTGCTACATGGACTTTATTTTCCGAAGCATAGAATCATAGACTTTTCGGTTCACAAGCGATAATGTGTCCATAAGTTCATCAACGACCGCCCAAGCCTTTGCCGGGTCTTTCCCAGTTACCGCAAGCAAAAACTCACTGTCCCCGTACTCGCCCACGGTAGCCGGTTCTGCGGTCACAGGGGCGGGAGCGCCGGAGTAGTAACCCAAATACCTACCGCCGTCGCCCCGTTCCTCTTCCTGCATCTTGTCGCGTATCACATAAAGATCTGCCAGTTTGGCATAATTGGGATAGCTGGATTCCTCATATTCCAGCCGCGCTATCTCCTTGCGGATCTCGGCTTTATCCAGCATATCATATCCCCCTTACGCCCGCTCGATCTGTTCCATGCAGCGGCGGATCGCTTCGCGGGTCTTATCGTCGTCCGCATCGCGCATCATATCGTCCAGCTGCGCGCGCATATGCTCGCGGGCGTCTGTGCGGCTGTAGCGGCCCATTGCGTCGCGGCGGCGCCCACGGTATGAACTTCCGCGTCCATATGTGCCGCGCATATCCGCTTCCCACTCGCCGTCGCGGGAATAGCCGCCGTCTTCAGCCGTCTCGATCTTGTAGGTATTCTTGATGGAGCTTGTCAGCTTCTGGATCGCGTCCAGATCGCCCGCAGACATTTCGCGCTTGTCGGCGATTTCGTCCAGCTCTTTGCAGAGCATTTCACGCAGGTTTCTCAAATCGTACATATTGCATCCTCCTTTCACGATACGCGCTCGACGATCATATTGCTATTTGCGAAACTTACTGCCTGCGCGCTGGTGTTCTTCGCCGCTACAGTCAGGCAGCAGCCACGCGGGACTTCCACGAATGTGGAAACGAAGATGTTGAAATAGTTCTCAACAGCCGCAGGGGTTACGGTCGCTGTGGCGCTGCTCAGAGGTTCGCCGTTGATTGCGAGCGCAGCGGTAATGGCACCTACTGTTCCGCCTGTAGGTACGGCGATATTCGCGCCAAAGGATACGCGGAACTTCGCCTTGCATTGCTGCGTAAGCCCGCGCAGCGTAACGAGCCCGCTTCCTTCGCGATGTACGATGCACGGCTTTCCGCAAGCTGCCGTGGAGATCAGAGGGACGTTCTGCCCGGCGGCGACGCCGACGACGTTGGAATTTGTAAACTCAGCCAATCCCAAACACCCCGCTTCCCGAATTGCCTGCTTTGCAGTAGTTCAAAATCGGCTCCATCGCCGTCTTCATCGCCTCTGCGCAGCTCGGCTGCTCCATTTCGTCCACCGTTTTCAGGATACAGGCGTATGTATAGAGATCCGTGATGTTCATCTTGTACAGATCCACGCCCATCAGGTGATCGATGAATTTCTTCTTGAGTTCCTTATATGTTGCCATAAAATCATTCCTTTCATAAAAATATAGCGGCGGGACGATTGCCCCGCCGCGTTGCTTTCGAGTATCGGCAATGGGGCCGACCATTTTCGTGAGGCCACGAAAAAGCTCTACGATGTGGAGTTGTTACGCGCAGTTGCCGCAGCCGTAGTTATAGCCGCTGTTGCAGCAGTACGGATTCGCTACAACATAGGCCGGGCTGGGACTCGGGCGAAGCGTGGAAACAAGGTAATTGTTTTGTGCCGCCTGCGATGCCGCCAGCTGGTAGCCGAAAAGCTGCTGGTTCTGCTCGGCGATCTTCGCGTCCTTCGCCGCAAGCTCCTGCGCCGTCAGACGCTGGTCGATGCTGCGGAAGCCGCAGTTCATCGCGTCGATGATGTCGCGCGTGGTGTTCTGCACGGTGTTGCGGGTGTCGCATGCCTGCGTCGCCATGTCGTAGCGCACCTGGGCGATTGAAGCGCGGTTTTCGCAGCAGCAGTTCGCCGCCTGCATCTGCATCGCGTTAAGCTGCTGCATGAGCGCCGCCTGCTGATTGCAACGGGAAAGCTCGGCGGACTGGAAGCCAGTGTTCATATTCTGATTGACACCGGCGAAACCGTTCAGCAACGTAGTGTTCATTGCGTAAAATCCGTCGCAAAGCCCCTGCTGGGTAATTTCGCCCTTACGCTCGAGTGTGGACGCCGCGCTGTCAATCTGCCTCTGAAGCGTAGCAAAGTCACTTGCAAGAACATAGTTGTCCGCAGCGCCGCTGCCATTATTGCCGCCCCAACCGTTCCGATTCCACCCCATCAGAACAATGAAGAACAGAATAATCCACCAGCCGTTATCGCCGCCAAAGCCTCCCCATCCATTACCGTTGTTCGTGCCAGCCGGAACAACAGGCATGTTCATAGGAATACCATCGCCATTCAAACTCATATTTTTCTCCTTTCGTAGATTTTGAAGTTTATCTCAATCGTGCGCACGAATTGAAATCTAAGTTATCCAAGAAGCTGCTGAAACTGGCTTGCCACCTGTTGCAGCTGATTTAACTGCTGCTGCGATATCTGGCCCGACTGCACAAGCTTTTCAACCTCTGCTTTCGGATTCCCCTTAAATGCGCTCTGGAATTGCCGGAACTGCTGCACCAGCTGCTGAAACTGGCCGATCTGGCCGGGCATTTGCCCGCCGCCCAGAGCATTAAACAGTGGGTTCATTGTCTGCCTCCTTTGTCTTGCGCGTCGGTCTTACGCTGGGAGCCGTCAGCTTGGCTACAAGCTCGTCGAACTCCTTGCGGGTCACATATTCCTCGCTCATGTCCCTTCGGGCCGCTGTGGGCGTTATAACGGTCTGTGCGCGCTCCACAAGATCATACGTTGTCATGCTCGGCTTTCCGCTTGCATCGGCCTTTTTCACATACACGACCGGCGCGTTCATATCCCAAAGCGTTACTGCGTTGTTGGGCGCGACAATAAAGTCGTTTGCCGCCTGCTCGTTCGGGATCCAGATGATCGACTGGTTTTGCGGCTGCTGTGGCTGCGGCTGATAAGTCGGCATCTGCGGCGCGGGCTGATACTGCGGACGCATCTGCATCTGCGGCTCCTGCATCTGCGGCATGGGCGACTGATTGTAAATCGGCTGCTGATACACATACGGCTGTTGTCCAAACATCATGCTTCCTCCTTTGCCCAATAAAACAGTGGAATTTCACTCCCAGAATCCCACGTGTCAAAATACGTCCCATCCTCCACGCACACAACGTGGCTTGATAACGCCAGCACATACACGCTGCGCGGATGATCTGCGCAGAAATCCGCGACGGTATAGCAGTCCGGGCACGTGTTCGGGATTACGTTCCGGGTAAAGCCCTGCTGCCGGAGATACGCCCCCCATACACTGTTCGCGCTCGGCAGATCGCCCATAATGAGCCCCTGCAGGCACAGGCCGATATACACCTCGTCCCAGCTCTTCCCGGTCGCCTTTGCGATAGCCCGGACGGTGCAGTCCCCGACCTTCTGCCCGGCGGGATTTGGATTGAAATAAGAAAAGCCCATACCGAACACTCCTTTGATGTGTCCAGTATGGGCTTTTTTGCGTTTTGATGTGCCTCAGCTGCGTATCACTTGTGCATCATTTCCGCTCAGTTTGGAAGACTGCCGGACGCAGCCTTCATCCGCGCCATGATCTCCGGCAGGCGTCGCTGTACCGTGGCGCGGCCAAGATACAATTCTGTTGCAACGTCAACTTGCGGGAGCTTGTCCACGAAGTAAAGGTGCGCGATCTTCTCATTCTCCCGGCCAAGATTGGCCTGATAGATCACGGCCTCCATGTCCTTGCGGGTCAGGCGGCCCAGCTCCGGCGGCAGCTTGGCCCGCGCCTGCGGCGACATAGGCCCCGCCTCCTTACTTTTCCTTGTGATTCAGCACAGCGATATTGCCCTTGTTGCTCACTTCGAGATCCAGCGCTGCGGCCAGATCGCGCACCTTGACGTAGTTCGTTCCGTCTTTCAGGATGCGTTCAACGGCGACTTCCTTGCCGTCCACGATGATCTTGCTTTTTTCTACCATTTCGGTTTCCTCCTCTGCATTTTTTCCATCTTCGAGGGCCATCACGGTATGGCCTTCGCTTACCAGCACGTCCCCGCGCAGGAGATTGGCGTCCGTCGTCAGATACTTGCTGCCGGTCAGCAGCACAAAATCTCCCGTTGCTGGCCAATCGTGCAGCATGCAGTATGTCGTGCAGCTGTTGCCATGCCGACGGAAGAGAGCTTCGACCGACGCGCAGCCTGCGGCCACGGCGCAGAGCATCATGAGCGCGGAGCAATCCGTCTCCACTGGCTTTGTGATCCTGCTCACGTCCCATCCGACGGCTCTGGCGGCCTCATACGCCGTGTTCCTGTCGTCCATGTCGTATCCGATATTCCGGTTTTTAATCGCTGCCTCACACGTCTGCGCGGCCCGCTCGGCCTTTTTGCGGCTCTTGTAGCGCAGGACGCCGAGCCAGCGGCCATTGTACCAGTTGGAGATATTCAGCTCCCGCCCGTTCTGGTTGCCGGGCTGCTGGTTGCGGCCGCCCGTCTCGCCGATACTGGCCTGCCCGATCTTGATGCTCATGCCCGCTCACCCCCGTACAACTCGTGGTGCAGCTGCAGCACGGCGGCCTCGATCAGCTGATCGATTGTAGATACGTCGAACCGGATTCCGTGTTCGGCCAGAAAATTGATCACATAGGCTTTCTTTTCCTCGCCGTCCGTTGCCGCGTAGAGCTGTTCCGCCGCTTTTACGCCGATTTCAACGTAAGTGCGGAGCGTTTGCAGCTTGTCCGCGTCGATCTTTGTTTTGAGCCACGGGATCAAAAATGCCGAAACGAGCGCGCTGATGAGCGCGATCACTGCCGAGATGATCTGTGTGTAGTCCATATGTATGCTCCTTTCAATCTTTCAGCACGATCTCTGCGATGCGTGCTGCCGCTTCCGGGCCGTACTTTTCAGCCCATTTATCCATGTACTTCTGCGCGTACTTCGCGCGGTTCTCGTTCTTGGCCTTCCAGAGATAGAAGCCGCTGGAGGCCGTTGTTTCGGCCAGCACCGCAAGCGTGATCTCCGTCAGATCTGCGCCTGCCGCGCAGGCGATGATGAGCGCGAGGCTGACGAGCGCGCTGCAGATCAGCCACTTCTTGCTAAACTCCATTGCTGTGTCCGCATTGCGCCTCCAGCTGGTGCAGGAACTTTTTCACGTCGCCGTTGCCGCCCAGCTTGACGTATTTCTGCCCGGCAATCAGACGCTCTGCCATTGGCATTTCCTCGCTCATGATCGTGAGGCGGAGGATAGCCAAATACTGCTCATCCTGATGCTCCTGCATTTTCCCGAGCTTTTTGTCGATCTCGGCGAGGTGCGTATCCTGCGTCGTGGCCTTGCCGCGCTTTTTCTGTATCGCGCTGACGACAGCGTTTACTACCGCCGTAAGCGCGGACGAGCCGAGCACGGCGCAGACGAGCGTGACGATGATGGTTTTGGTGTCCATGGTGTTCTCCCTTTTCCGGTTTTCGGCGTTCACATCGCAACGATGCAACTCGCATAATCCTTCCATCCGTCGGCAGCTTTATACGCCGCGACCGATGCAGCCGGGACTTTGATAGTAAATCCCGCTGTGTCCGAGCTGAATGCTCCAGTTCCAAGCGCAGGCGGCGTTGTCGGCTTGCAGATAACAGTTGTTATGCCAGTATAAGCAAAACAATATGCTCCTATCTCTGTCACCGTTGACGGAATCTCTATTTCTCCGGCAATGCTCGCATAGTTAAACGCATTGATTCCGATAGAGGAAAGCCCTTCGTTTAATTTTACTACCGGATTCACATTGCTAACGCCTAGCACATCCGAAAATGCAAAGTCTGAAATTCTGGTTACGTTCCCCGGCAAAATCATTGTTCCAATCGCGGCATTGGAAAACGCGCCATTTCCTATCAATGTCACCGTTTCCGGTATGATAACATTCTCACACCGTGCTCTCATAAAAGCGCTCGCATCAATTATTGTTATATTGTTTGATAGATCTGACGTATCCAGCTCTTGCAGTACTGATTGGTTCGCAAACTCAAAAGTTGCAATTTTTGTATGGTTGTAGAGCTTTGCTTTTTTTATATAGCTTGCGCTTTCATTGGCTGTCACGGGTACTTGCTCGTATTCAGCTACCATATACGGCGTAGTCGGTGCGGATTTTATGCCGCTGATCGCGCCTGCAAGCCCTTCGATGGTCTGTGCCGCAGGGGCTGTGCCGCCTTTGGCCTTTACTGCGTCATACGCCGCGCCGATTGCCGTGATAATGCGGTCGAGTTCTGTCTGTATGCTCATATCTGTTCCTCCTTTAAATCGCGGCGAGAGCGTTTTCGATGTCGTCCGTCAGCGATACCGTGCCGCCGGAGGTGTAGCCTTCGGGGATGGCTACGCTGGTCTGCGTGAGGCCGTCGATGGTCTTTGCGATCGCGCCGTTGTTGGCCATGGTGCCCTCGACCTTGCTGCCATCGGCCAGCACGATAAACTTTCCGTCCAGCACGTCAGCCGCTCCGGCAGTCACGCCGGAAACGTCCTTGTATTTGTCCGGGATCGCGCTTACCGTGACTTTGCCGAGGACTTTGCCCTTTGTGGGCGTAATGTCCTGCGCGGCCTCGGCAGGCGTGGCGGACTTGGTTTCCAGCACGACGGATACCTTGCCCGTGCCGGAGTGCTTACCGGCTGGGACAGTGTACTCCTGATTGCCGGTCGTGGCGTCCAGCACCTTTTCGACCGCGCCGTTGTCCGGCATGGTGCCTGCCTGCGTTACGCCGTCGGCATCGATGAAGACTTTATTCGCCAGCACGTCGCCGGGCGCGGCGGTCGTGGCGGAGACGTCCTGATAGTTTTCCGGAATCGCGCCGACGGTCACGCCGGACAGGCCGTAATAGCCCTGATCTGGTGTGATGGACTGCTGCTCCTTCGTCGGCGTGACGGATTTGGCCTGCAGGTTGTAATTGCCGCCGCCGGAGACGCCCTTGACCGTGCCGGAGCCGTTGTGATAGCCCGCGGGGATGGTGTAGGATTCGCCCTCTTTGACGTTCGCGTCTACCGCGCCCTGATTTTTGATTCCGTTGATCTCCGTAGCCAGCGCGTCAAACTTGTCCGTGCTGGTGCCGAGGCCAAGCGCGACCATTTTGTTGCGGATGGTGTTGCGTGCGGTTTGAAGCCGGGTAATTTCGGTTTGTGTGCTCATGTAATCACTCCTTAATCTCGTACAGATTATTCGTTTGCCATTTTAATGTATGTGGTGGTATCGCTGGAATAGCTGATCGTCGGCAGCGTCGTGCCGCCGAGGGCTGCGTAGAGGGCCGGGTATGCAGCCTGATCGAAGGTTGAGCCATCACACGCGTGCCACGGGGCAGCGAGGACGCGGACAGTCGTGAGGATATCACCAACGTGATAGTTCGGCTCTGCCAGCTTTGCAAGCGCCTCATTTACCATCGGGTTCGCCGGTGCGTCGCCCGCTCGCCAGATCTTTGCAGCGCTCTGTGCCGTCAGCAGGTTTCCGGCCGTGAGCGGCGTCCCGGCCTCCAGCGGCTCGTCCTCCGGGCGAAGCCATTCATAGCGCAGGCGGTTACCGCTCGCGTCATATACCCCGTACCGGATAGCGCCGTTTGCGAGATCGTTTGTGCCGATTCTATCCCGCATGGCTATTCCTCCAGCGCCTTGATGTAGGCATGACTGCGAAGCCCCGGTGTAACTGTTGGGATTTTCTTATCTCCATACGCGAAATCATGATACATTACGTACCCATTTCCTGCGGCGGAAGTTACGACCGCCGCCAAGCTCCCGCACGCTGCCGCGGGCTGATATGTGTTGAGGAACCGGTTGAGCGCGTGCGGCATTGTTATACACACGAAGCCAGAAGCGTCATCATCCGCAAGTACTAATTTTTGGGTGGTGTATGCGCTAGATGATGCAGCGACACACACGGATATGCCGTCCGCAAGAATCATACCAGCGGGAAATTCGTACCTTGACGCTGTTAAACCAGATATCGTAGAGTTTGCAATAACCTGCGTAAACGTTGCGCCATTATTTTCGGATTTGAAATAGGCGTATTTGTTATCCGATGAGGCCGTTATGATTGAAATGGTATTTCCGTCTACGGCATACTCCGAAACGTCGAAAGACGTATGGCTGAAAACAGTCGTCCACGAGCTTTGGTCGAGAGGATACTGCGTTCGCTGAAGCTGTTGCCTGCGCGTAGAATTTTCGATGTAATCATATATTCTATAAAAATACCCCGTTTCCGCATTATATTTTTTCGGCAAGTTGTTAGCACTGTATTTTGAAAATGCCCATCCGTTTAAAGTAATTTCTTCTGGTTCTTCGACGAGATCAGCGCGGTATAGACATTCGTAGTCCTTAGCGTCCTGATGCTCGATCGATGCAATATACTTTGATCCGTCATAAAACAGCCATACGGGAGGGGGATAACTCTCCGGTAAAAAGTCTGCCGTAGTAGATAGTGCAGTGAATTTCCAGCTAACAGGATTAAGCGTATCAGTGTGCGCACAAACGTACAAACGAGAACTATTTGCTCCGCCGGGATCTGTGACAAAACTCATATAAAAGACAAGCACATATTCCCCGTTTAAGTATTGAACCGTAGTCTGCCTTTCTATACTGCTGCTAATTATGGTGAGGCCTGTATATTTTTTTCCCTTCAATGGATTTTTAGGTATAGAAATATCATTCCAAGAAACAAGGTCTGAAGAATAGTAGATTTTACCGTCCAGATAATCAGGGCTATTGCTATTCGCGCTCGTGACAAACCAATACCCATTTGCATATGAAATGCTTGGATTGTAGAGATTTGCGTTCATCAACGTGGAAACATCCCACGCAGCATTGGTCTTGCTGGATCTCAATATATTGAACAGTTCCGGGTACTGTTCGCCGGAAATGTACCTACCGTCGCACGGCAGCCATGCGTCGGACAGGTCTGTGCGGGACGTGATAGCGATGTCGCCGACTTTGGCCGTACCCTCCGAAAGCTTGCCGAGCGCGTCGTTGACTGTCGGATCCTCCGGCCTCGTGGTTGCGTTCGGCCAGAGCTTGGCGGCAGTGGCATCGGACAGAAGATTTGCCTTATTGAGAGGCGTACCCTCAACTGTTGGCTCGTCCATACGTTTCATGTACTCGTAGTGATCAAGACTACCGTCGGAATTGTAGATGCCATATCGAATAGCACCGTTGGAAAGGACTTTTGTAGGTTGACGATCTTTCATATCAAGCCTCCTGTCGCGCATTCCGCAGCGCCGGTGTAGCGGAACGCCTTTGTGATGTTGTCAATCAGTTCCTCGCAGAGCGCAAGAATGCGCTCGATGTCGTTTGCGCCGGTGTAGGTCAGCCGGTCGAGGCCGGGCGCGTCCGGCGTTCCTTCGGGGTATGCCAGTGCATCCCGGATGGACTGCACCTGCTTGCGGTATGCCTCGGTCTGTGATGCCGTTATAATGTCCGTTGCGGCCCAATCTGTTTTTGCGGACCATGCGATACTCATGCCGCAGACCGGCGCAAGACGCGCCGCCAGATAGTTCATGGCGGTTCCCACGCGATTCATGTCGCTTGCGTTATACGCGCCCTTCATCCCGGCCAGCCATTCCGCCCGCTCGGCTGCGGTCATGGCAGCAAAGCCCTTCGCGGCCAGCGCCTGCACCCGCTCCACGTCCGCCTGCGTCCGGTCGGTGACGAGGGTGTCAATGATGGTACTCATGTGTCATCCCTCACAGAGCCGCAAGCAGGGCGTTGATGTTGCCGACCTCCGTATACACCGCCGCCGATGTTACCGGCTTGGTGTTGTCTTCCTCGACCTTATCCGCGGTGTCAACGGAGAGGGTGTTCGTCATAGTGTCGAGTTTCAGCCCATCGCCGATGTTGTAGCCGCCGCCGGAGCCGCTGCCCGCTCGGACAGCGACGGAAAAGCTGATTTCTACGGGCTTTTTCTCCTGCAAATCAAACTGGATCATTACAGCACCACCTTTGACAGCGCGTGTTCTACGTCAATCTGCTGGATCATGGAGCCGATCACGTCCCCGCTCTTGAATTTTACACGGACTTGCATCTTGCACAGCTTCGGCAGCTTGAATGTCTCCTGCTGCGTCAGCGGAAAATGGAATTTGCCGTCCGAATATATCACTTCGCCGGGATAATTCTTCTGCAAATACAGCAGCGATACTTCCACAGCGGAAATATCCGCGATATTCAGCGGCTGCCCGTTGTTCGTGATTCCAATGTCGATAGCATAAGCATCGCCTTGTACCATGTCTGCACCTCCGTTTCTATGTTCCTACGATCTCACATTCGGCTGCAGCAATGCCGCTAAGCCGGATGTTCATGCTTTTGATCGTTCCTGTTATATTTGTACTCCACATAGTAGGCGTTTTGACGTAATCTCCCGGAGCTTCGCTGTCCATGACGATCTTCACGCTCTGCGTCTGCCTGCGCATGTAATAGTCGTACACATGCTGTGCCACGGCCTCAATATTTTCACTGTTTACAAGCGTTGCTTCCTTGACCTCAACAATGTTTGGCTTCGTCTGCGTGGTAACTTCCGGGTTCGTCTTCGTTGTAACGCTCGTTGTGTGGTAGTACGTTTTACCGCCGACCTCCACGCTTTCCCCGCTGCCGGATGTGCTATAGGTGTGCGCCGTTACGCGGATCTCCGTCACGATTGCCGCTGTCTCTACGCTGCTTCCGGTATATATCCGGTCTTCTGGAATAACTGCCGGTGTGGACTGCGTGAGCCGTCTAACGCGAATACCACGCACGGCGCTTGTGTCGATCGTCGCCCGCAGCGCGAACACGATCTGCTGCAATGCCTCGCGCTTTGTGCAGTCCGGGATATATCCGGTAACAGTCTCGCTTTCCAACGCGGGATCGTAGTCAAGCGAAAAATGCCCGCCCAGAATCTCTGTAATCAGCGTTTTCGCCGATTTCGCGCTATAAACAGCCGCAGAGAAAGGTTCATCGTCCAGAACACCGAGCGCGTCATGGCAGGACACGTCATACAGGCTTGCGCTGGAACGGGACGAGCTTTTGATATAGAACACGCCAATCAGGCTATCCGAATCATACGCGCTGACCGGCTGCTTCTCCTGAAAGATAAAATCAATGTTTTCCGTGTTGTCGAGCGTGAAGTCAAGCGTGTTGATCTCCACATCGTCAGAAATCACGCTGATCCCCTCTGTTACTCTGACGCTGCGGAGGTCTTCCCGCTCGAACTCCCGGACAATACCGAAGAAAATCTGCCGGATTTTTGCGAACCGGTACGGCAAGCTGGTCTTCGTGATCTCGATAACCAGTTTGTTGTACGCTGTCACGGCCTTTGCACAGAAGTATTTCTGCGTGTCTGGGGTAAATGCCTCCGTCGCAATTTGCGTATCGTCCCGGTAAAATGTCAGCGTCAGGCCGCTGCAATACTCGCCCGCGTCCTCGCCGAAAAAGAAGAAGATACCGGGAGAAGAATATGTGCCGTCAAGCGTTACCGTAAGCGTTGGGTTCGTGTCAAATGTGCAGTCTGCCTTGCTCTGTGCCGTTGACCAGAATGCAACCGTTTCGTTCGTCCTGATCTTCCTCGTCCCGTCAAGGATCCACTGATTTAACTCGTTCGTAGAAATCAGCATGGGAGAAGAACTGTGCATGAGCGCGGGAATGTCGGAAAAGCTCTGTGCGCCGCCGCTCGCGGCCTGTGCAGCATCGGCAGCGCCTACCGCAACGTCTTCATATACGACCTTTACGCTCATGCAGGTGTCCTCTTCGGCTTCATCGCCACAAAATTAACAGAAAGATTCTGCCAGTTGCTCCGATCATCGTTCTTGGAGACAAGCTCGTCCTCTCCATTTGCCACATACGCATCAAATGTCACGGTTGTTTGTGCATACGGGACGGTCAGAACGTGGCTGTCAACTGGTGCGGAAATCGCCTCGTAAAACTCGTCATATTCCGCAAGGTCGGAGGAAACAGGATCGATTTCCATGCTATAGTTGTAATATGTGCCGATGATATCGCGCTTCATCGCGCCGGTCATGACGCGCCCGGCGTTGTCTCCGTCAAGGACGGAGAACGAACGCTTTAAGGACACGACATGCAGGTTCGGGTATGCTTTCCCATCTAGGGACAGTACGCTTGTCATGTTCTCACCCCCGCCAGACGAACGCCGACACGCTGCGTCTCATCGTTGTTCGCCGTATATACCGCGCGGGCAAACTCGCGCTTATCGACCTGCATCACGACTGTAATGTTCCGGCCTCCCATTCCGCCCGTTTCAGCCATGGCCTGCTTGAACGCCTGCACCATTGTGGCAAGCGGGGTTTCGATATTCGTTCCGCTTTTCTGGTCTCCCAGCACAGCCATAAACTCCCGGTTCGGCGGGATGACCGCGCCGGAGGCTAGGCGGGGGAGAGATACTCGCGTAACAGGTGGAATGTTTATGCCGTACGTCATGCCGCCAATCTTCGGAACCCAGTCCGGAACGTTGATCTGAATCGTGTTAAGCTTGGAAATAAGAAAGTTGATACCATCTATAACGAAGTTAATCGCGCCTTCGACCGTACCGACAATGAGATTCCAAACGCCTTTCAGAATATCTAGGACACCGTTCCATGCTTTCTTCCAGTCTCCGGTGAATACGCCGGTCAGGAAGGTAATAAGGCCGCTGAGGATCTTTTTCCATGCGTTGTACTGGTCGGAGAACAGCTTCCCGATCGTTTCAAAAATCGCAGCGAGTGCCGGGTTCTTGCCCTGCAGCCATGTAATAAATGCGTTCCACGCGTCCTTGATGGAGTTTACAATCGCGTTCCACGTCTGCTTAAGCCCTTCCCAGATCTGCTTTGCACCTTCTGCTGCAAGTTTCAGGTCTCCCGTAAACACGCCCTTGAAGAACTTCCCGAATCCGTCTATGATTTTTTTCAGCCCTTGAATCAGCTCTTCCCCGTGCCCGGTAAAGGAAACAAGTGCCACAAAAGCGGCAACAAACCCGGCAATCAGGAGCGGAATCCAGCTGCCCGTCAGGATGCTGATCCCGATACCGGCGGCAAGCAGTCCGGCGATGATGGTCAGTGTGTTTTCCAGCGTAAAGCCGTTTTCGATCACATCTTTGATCCCGACGACTAACATTGCAAGGCCACCTACCACGAGAGCGATTGCCGCAGCGGTCGGCCCAAACGCAAGGGCGAGTCCACCCGCAAGCGCCGCAAGACCGCCGAGCATACCGAGAAAGTTTGTCATGTCGATTCCGTTGTTCCATGCGTCCAGCCAGAAATAGACGAGCGCGAACGCGCCAGCCGCAGCGAGCGCGATGCCGCCGATCTTGCCGAGGTCGTCGGTAAACATACTGGCGATCTTCCACGCAAGGAGCCCTGCAGCGATTGCCCCGACAATGCCAAGAATGTCGTTCAGTTTGTCTTCGGCAAGATCCAGATTGGAGAAATCCGGCGTGATCCCGCTCGAAGCGCCTGCTCCGCTCGTCCCGCCGCCTCCGGAGGCCTGATTGCTGGTGATCTGATTGATCTCGTCAAAGCTTGCCATGCTTTTGCTCGCGTCCTCTGCGGCAGAGCCTACGCCCTCCAACGCCTTTTTCTCGGCGTTCAGTCCCTTCGCGGCAGATACCTGCGAGCTCCAGCTTTTCCCGGACAGCATACCGAAAAACTTTGCGATTGCCGTCACGACTTGTGCCAGAATGTTGACCAGCTTCACAAAAACCGGGATCACGACTTCGAGGATCGGCTGCGCAAGCGTCAGAAGAGCTGCTTTTAGCTGCGCGATAGATGCACGGGCCGCCTCATTCTGCATGATCGTCTCCCCGAGCCAGCTACGCAGCTGCGAAAGGCCACGGGACAGGACGGTAAAGATCAGCGCGCTCCTTAGTACCCCGCTTAATCTTCTTCCGAATTTGTTCATGCTCTTTTCGACGCTCGCCGATACCTCCGCCATTTTAGCCGAGGCCCCGCTTGCATTTGTGATCTGCTGCACCAGCTCTCCGGCTTTAGTCTTTGCAGCGTCAAGCGCAGCGGTCTGGTTTATCACCTTGTCGGTGATCTTTGCATATTGACTCCCGAGCTTTTCCGCCGTTTTGTTTTGCTGCACCAGCAGCTGTTCCTGCTCTTTGATCTGCGCAGCAACCTCCGCCTGTCGAGAATAAGCGTCTATGTACTCAGCTGGATTAGCCGAAGCGTTTCCGGACGTGATGCCCTTTAGGCGGTCAGCCTCCGAGCGGAGCGATTTCAGCGCGTCTTCCGTCTGCTTTGCGGACTGAAGCGCAGCGTCCAGCTCCTTTTTAAGCCCGCTCTGCGTTCCGGTATCCTCATTCAGCTTTGCTTCCATCTTGTCGATTTTCGCAGACAGCGTATCCAGCTCTTTCTGTGCCTTTTTCGCGTCCGCGTCGACGGTGACCACAATTTTCCCATCTGCCATATTTTCGCCACCTTTTCGGTTGATTTTTGTCATTGTTTGTGTTATCTTCCAAGTAAGGAGGGAAGAAATATGAGTGATTGCATTATCCAAATTAGCCGGGACAATTCTTTTTACGGTTCTGGCCTGACCGTCGGCGTTGCATTGGATGGCTGTGATGTCGGCACGCTGAAAAATGGTGAAGAACTTCGAGCCGTGGCCGCTCCGGGCCAGCACGAACTTTCTTTTTACCGGTATCGCCGTCTGGATAAAACCATATCCTTTGTTATTGCCGAAGGGCAGCAGAATGCTTTTTTTACCATCAAAATCAACGCCTCGAACCGCGTTGACGTTGTTGGCGGGCTAAAAACCAAGAAGCAGGCGAAACGTCCCAGCGGTTGCCTGACTGCCTTGATTGTGTTTCTTTGCCTCGCTGTCTTTATCGGTGCGGCCTTTGCTTCCTGCGGGCCGTCTTCCAAGCCCGAAAAGGTTGGGGAATCAAGTTCTTCTTCGCAGCAACCACAACAGCAGACTGATTCCAGCCTCGAAACATTTGACGTTGGGGATCAGGTCGTTCTGGACGACGTGACGGTCACGCTGCTCAGTGTTACCGAGAATTCCGGTCAGAATTACGTTTCCCCGGATGAGGGAAAGGTTTTTGTTCTGTGCGAATTCGAGATTGAAAACAATTCAGCCCGCGATATTGCGTCCAGCACCATGCTCTCTTTTGAAAGCTACATCGACGGCTATACCACCAGTCTTAGCCTCACCGCCATGATGAGTTCCGACGAGCCGCAGCTTGACGGCACGATCGCCGCCGGGAAGAAAATGAAAGGTGTCGTCGGATATGAAGCGCCGCAGGATTGGAGTGAGATCGAGATTCGATTCTCTCCAAGCTTCTGGGGTAGCGAAATCATTTTCGAGTATAAAAAATAAGTTTTTCTCGCTGCCGCCCCTAACCGGGGCGGCTGTTTTTTGTCCCGACGCCCCATGCGGCAAGCAGGTCGGCTTCGGCCTCCGAGTATGTCGTCTTCAGATCGACAATATCCCGGTTGCGCCGGTAGAAATCCCTCTCCTGTTTGTCGAGGTTCTTCCCTCTGGCCTTTTTATCGCGGATGGAAACCACCTGTGCATACAGGCAATCTCCGATTTCTTGATAGTACGCTAGAAACGAATACCAATGCAGGTATCCCAGCGCCCTGACCTCGCAGCCCGCGATTCGGTTGATAGGCGCAATATAGAGATCAAAGTCCTGCGCCCATGACATGATCTCGGGCTGCTTTCTCTTCTCTCGATTCTCCTGCCCGTGGTCGATGAAGCGGAAGCACTGGTTCAGGGCTTCCTGATAGTCGCTGACGGGCATTTCGTCGAAGCCGGGATAGAAGATGGTCAGCGCCGCTTCCGCCTTATCCTTCTCGTCCAGTTCCCTGTCTGTCAGGGCTACGAGGATATCGAGGATTGCGCGGTAATCAGATTGGATCGGATACGTTGTGCCGTTCACGTTGACCGTGGTCGGCAGCGCCCAGATCACTTTTTCCATTTTGCTGTGTATTTCGCAATCCTCGGGTTGGTCTTCTTCTGCTCTGCCGCGAAGCTCGTGTCGATCTGATCGATCACGGCCAGCATGAGGTTGCACCATACTGGCAGGCCGTCTGCCAGCGCGTAGACGTTCATTGTGCCGAACAGCGCCGTGCAGACGGGCTTCGCGAACAGGCTGTCGATCATGTCCCGCATTTCCGCGTCGCGGCGGCGGGCAATGGCGAAAATTTCCTTCTTGTCCGTGCAGTGGTCGATTTCGGTCTTGTACGCCTCCTGTTTCTTGTCCAGCTCGTCAAATGTGTTGAAGATCTGTTCAACAAACGCGCTGTCCGTCGGGTTGAAGGAGACTTCCGCCGCGTCGTTCAGCTTGAACGATACGATACCGGTTTCAAATTTGATTTCAGGCATTGCGTTTCCTCCTTACGCTGCGTCTGGCGTGAAGGTAATAGCCCCGTTGCTGCCGACCGCAGCCGTTCCGGTCGTGCGCGTACCGCCAAGCGTCACATCGAACGGCATGCCGACAAAGCCGCCACCCTCACCGCCGAGGCTTGCGGGCTTTACCATTGTGCCGTCGTAACGCTCCGCAAAGACTGCCGTCTTGGCCGTGCCTGCGTAAAAATGAACGATGAGCACGTCCTGATTCGCCAGTGCTGCTGCGTCCTGGTCTTTGACAGCCAGGTTCCACAGCTTGACAAGCGCCGCGTCGCCTGCGTCCAGCTCGCACGGGTCAAAGCTCTGCGTGATGATGGGCTTCTTCATGGTGGTTCTTGTAGTGCCGAGGATATCCTTACTGGAATCCTCCTGCCAGTCGTACTCCATGCTGGAATCCGTGACGCGCTTGCCGAACGGAGACCAGACGGGCGTAGACGCCTCGCCGGTATTCAGGTATGCGATCAGCAATTCGCGGTCAATAGTCTGGCCAGCAGTGGTATTAAAGGTCATGTCTGCCATAGTTAAATCACCTCATATGTTAGTTTCATTAGAATTTGATGGTCCTCCGTGCCGTCCTCGTACCGGGCGAACAGGGCCGCGCGGCTGACCGCTTCCATGCGCCGGACACGCATACCGTCTCCCAGAGACGGCAGGTTCTGCATGGCCCAATCCCCGAAGCGGTTAAGCATGGCGTCGCATTTCAGGCGCTTGTCGTTGCTGTTGCCGGGGATAATGCGAGCGATGATCTTAAATTGATATTCCGCCTCATGCCCGCCGAGGATGAATTTTCGTGTAATGTACGCGCCCTGAATGGTGGACAGGGCCATACTCGCCGAGTCGGCGGCGAGGAATTCATAATTAATCGTTGCGGCCGGCATGTCGTCGTCCGAGAAGGAATTTGCCCAGATCATCATCTTTCGGGAGATATCCTGTTCTTCCTCCGCAGATACCAGCTTTTTTTGCTTTTCAGAGTCCATTCTTCACCGCCTTATCCGCTACACGGATCCATTTGTCGAGGTTTTCGGCCTTTGAAGCCTCAAACCAGTGCGCCTGCGCCTGTGCGTGTCCGGATTTGTTAAACACAAGGTTTTTGTCGGTTAGCACTTTCGTGCCGCACTTCGGCGCGTATGTGCTCCCGGTCTCCGGATCTACCATGACTTTCACGTAATACAAAAATCGTGCATACGGGCCGGGGTAGACAACAGAATTCCCGACAACCTGCGTCCTCTCGTCGAGAGAACCAGTCAGGAACGGCACATATGGGCTTGTGTCCTTCCGCACCAGCTTTGCAACAACGTGCTCCGCTTTGGTGCAGGCCTGCGCGATTGCTTCGTGCAGCTCGTCGAAGCAGTCTGCCTTTACGCTGAATTTCAGCATATTAGGCGCCTCCGACTTCGAAGTGTCTCATGTCCTGGCTTCCGAAGTCCTTCATATCGACCTTTGTGACCTTGTAAACGTCGTCATAGAGCATTTCAAGCATCTGCTCGGTTTTGTCCGGCTCCACGACTTCACCCTTGATAAAAAATGTCGTTCCGCCGTTGCCGTCCGTGGAGAGCGTCCAGATTCCGCTTTTATCGGCTGCCCGCCAGAATTCCTGCGGGCCGACGTATCGCTTTTCTGTGCCTGCCACGCCGTCTACGGCGAGCGTAGAGAACGGGATGTAAAGATTCACCGCATCCGCGCCCTCAAGCCCGCTCTGGCGGACGTTGGCCGCCTTGGAGGCTTCCAGCAGAACGCCGCGCAGGACGGTGATGTAGGTTTTCTCCACGTCCTTGAATGTCGCCGGGTCTGTCTCCTGCGAGACGTTGTATATGGTTACGGTGTGGGGGAACATGGACATGGCCCATACCCCCTTGCTTTGAGTAATCCGGTCGGCCCGAGGTACGCCAGCACGATCTCACGGCGGCGCGTCTCTGTCCGCTGCATATCTGCCTGGGACAGATTTCGTGAACCAAAGCTTCGCGACCAGCCGCCGACCGTCTCGCTTGATACGGGCCTGTCGGTCGTGTAGACGAGGCTGTCCAGCTTCCCGGCGTCCTGCTCCAGCTCGGCCAGCGCGCAGACGCAGTTCTGGACTGCTTCGAGCTTGTCCCCGGCGGCGGAGCGCGCGCGGCTCATGGTGATGTAATCGACATAAGCCGACGCTTTGCGGGCGAGGCCGCAAAATTGCTCTTCATCCAGCGCCGTCCCGCGGTACACAGTCGCGTAATACTCATAATCGGCGTAGATCATGCTGCGCCCTCCTTCCGGTCAGCCTCCGCACCCGTTATGAAGGCGCGGAGGCTCGATTTTACTTGCTGACGTCCGCGCCGATGAACAGGCCGTAAGGATCGGGCACGACCGGGATAAACAGGCCGCTTGCCTTTGTCCAGGTGGTCTTCGGGTCAGGCGTTTCCCACTGGGTGATCGTGATATACTGCTGCGCGCTCTTGTCGGTGTACGGTCCATAGCCCTTTTCTTCCGGCGTCACGCCCCACAGGCCGACGCCGAAGGAATTGGCCATGCCGTTGGACAGGAACGCAACCTTGTCCTCTGGGAAGAAGCGATACGTCTTTTCCGCGCCGTTTGCGGCCTGCGCCTTATAGCGCTGGTCGTTGGTCGTGATCTGGCCGAAGCCGAACAGCTCGGTAAAGAGGCTGCGCAGTTTCTCGGTGGTGACATATGTACCAGCGCCGACCGTGCCGTACACGAGAGTCTGAATGCCCTTATTGGACGCGAGCTTACGCAGGATCTTCGTACCGACGACCATTTCGCTCAGCGCGTGGCCGGATGCCGCCGCCTGATCTGCGATGGCCTGAAGCTGGTCGATGATATCAGCGTCTGCGCCGAAGTCGATCTTGAAGCCGGTGTTTGCGGACGGAACGCCGTAATCGACGGTCATGTTGAGATTGTTTTCCTTGATGGTCATCTTGCCGGTCGCGATGACTTCCATCTTTGCAACTTCGGTTCTGACCTTGACCGCATCGGCCATCAGGCGCATATCGTCGAAGACATAGCTCACGATTGCGTTTTCGGCATATACGCCGTTTTCGTTGAGCAGCTGCACCCGCTCGGACTGGTTGATCTTGCGCTTGATAAACAGTTTTTCGACCTCAGTCTTTTCGAGTGCCGGCCGCGTGGCGATCTCAGCCTCGGTGTCAAAGGCGTGGACCGTCGCCATCGTGGGGATCTGCGCGCCGTTTGCAAGGCGCAGGTACTCGGCTTTCAGGCTTTCGGTTTTCTGATCCGGGAACAGCCGGTCGCCGAGGTAGGCCGGACGTGCAACGGAAATGTTCTGCGAGAAATCCAGACGGTCAGCGTCGGAAATCAGTTCAAGAATGTCAGGCATGGTGTTTTTCCTCCTTCTTTAGGCCGTAGTCCACACGGGGTACAGGGTCACATTGCCGGTCATTTCGACCTTGGAGACGGCAGCGCCGCCCTTAGACGTGCTCCAGCCGGTCTGGGTGTTGCCGCTCTTGGTCAACGGGTATTCGGTCGAGACGTCGGCATAGGATCCCTCTGTGTAGACGTTCTCGTCGACGGGCGGCGTGCCGCTGCCGTCGTTTTTGTCGTAGGTCACGGTATAGCCGCGCGTGATCTCCGGCGCATCAACAAATGTGAAGCCCTTGCCGGACAGCGCGGTCTTTGCTGCGGAGGCCAGCGACAGGCGGTCTTCCAGCACACGGCCCGCGACCATCACGGAGCCGGGCATATTGCCGTCCGTCACATCGATATCCTCAAACACGATGCCGACGGCGTTCGAGTTGTCGGACGGGAACGGCGTACCGGCCTTTACGATCTTGTACTTGCCGTCCTGCACGCCCATCGACGCGGGAATCTCGCGGGTCTTCAGGACAAGGCCGACTTCGCTTTCGAGGAAGTTCGGTCTGACTTCTGCTTTTGTGTTTACAACGATAGACATTTTTTCAAATCACTCCTTGTTTGGTGTCTGCGCAAACTGCGCGTTGAATTGCTGCGCGTACATTGCGCCCTTGCTCTTTGCCGCCGGTGCGCCGCCCTGACCGACGGGCTTGACAAATGTGGGCGCGGGCTTGTCGGACTGGAACGCGGTCGGGTCTGCTTCAAGCTGGGTCTTGTGCCACTCGTCGAAGCCGGTCAGCTCGCCGTCTTTCAGTTCAAGGTGTTTCTCCTTGAGGTCTGCAAGGTAGGCTTTCTCGGCGGCCTTGGAGGAAAATTTGACGCCCTTTGCCGTGATCGCGCGGTTCATAGCGTCGGCGTAGTCGCGGCTTGCCAGCTGCGCCTTGTAATTCTCGGTTTCCTTGGTGTACCGGCCCTGAAGGTCTTCGAGCTGCTTGCGGACGCTCTCGGCGTCCCCGCTGGACTTCCGCAGATCTTCGATGTCCTTGTCGCGGTCGGCCAGCTGCTGCCGGGCGGCGTTCAGGTCTTCCTTGGCCTGATCCGCTTTTTGCTTCTCCCGGCCGATGTCGCGGCTGTTCTCGTCAAGGATCTTGTCGACGGTATCCTTATCGAGCCCCAGTCCTTCCAAAAAATCTCGCTTCATGGGTTCTCCTTCACAGCTTCGCTTTGTTCTCGCGGGTCGCGTCCGCTGCTGCCCCGTAGTTTAGCGACTTCGGGCCGGTCAAGATTTGATAAAACAAAAAGAGCCAACCTGTAAGAAATCCTTACAAGTTGGCTCATCGTGCCATTCCGCGCGCTCGATTGCGCTGCGGTATCTGTATTATTTTTTCAGTTCTTCCGCCTTGATGATCTGCGCCTTGACTGTTCCGTCCTTCATGCGTTTCAGCTGGACGCGGAATCCGGCGGCAAGCGCCCGCTCGATGGCGGCTTTCAGTTTTTCGTCGATCATGCGTTCTCCTTAGAAATCAGCCTTGAAAGCGTTCCCCGCTCGTCATCTTCTACCACTTCCCATTTGCCCGGCTTGGTTTTGCCGTTGAGCGGCGCAGGGGCTGAAGCGGAATAAAGGTAGTCCTCGCCCTCATCATCTATGATGCGGAGCAGATCATATTCGACCCCCACGCATTCATAGGTTTTTCCATCCGTCAGCCCGAGAAAACCGCCGCCGAACGTCGGCCCTTTATATCTCACCTTCATTTTCTCTTCACCCCTTTCAGCTTTTCTTCAAAGTGCTTCCCATTTTGCTCAAACCAGTGAACATCATATCGGAAATTGTCTGTTTGTATTATACCGCCCATTTTCCGCCATTGCAACGGTTCCCCGCCGTAGTTTTCAGAAAGGAAACTCGCAACTTTCAACTGTTTCCCGTAATCTCCGCCAGCTATTTCTCGAATAGAGCCAATTTCTGATCCCTTCGGGACAACGCCGTTCACAATCTCCGTTTTCACGTCCAGCGTTTCTTGCAGCCTTGTGATCGGTTTTGCTGCTTTCGCCGCACTGGCTGCAGCCTCTGATTTTGCGTCTGTATACTGAACCCTCGTCCGCTCCGGCTGTTCCGGCAGCCCTGCGGCCTTGCTGAAATCATGGTATTTCGTGTTCAGGCGGCGCAGTTTGGCTGCGGCGGCAGTCTCTTCGTCCTTAAGCCCGGAGGCTTTATAGGCGTTTTTCAAACGCTTCTGCTTGCGAATCGACCGTTCGAGCCGTCTTTGCATCTGGCTGGCGCTGTACTGATCATATTCCTTCCCGTCGAATGTAAACTTGTGATTCTCCGGTTTCATGTCTTCCAGATCGGCGTCTGTGTATGTGCGCTCCATAACGCCGTCTATGAATGGGTGGAATGTGTGTCGACAGTTGGCTAGGCCCCGCCGATACCGGTTACACTACCATAGCCGCAGCTTGATACAAAATCCGGATAATTGGCGTCATTCATCAAAGCACCTTCTTTCTCCTTTTCCTCCTATTCGCCGCCTGTTCCTTTGGCGTGGCCCATCGGCAATTTCTTGGTTCGTAATTCCAATCGTTATTTATTCGGTCTATGCTGAGACTGTCATCATATCCGTTCTTTAGTGCCCATGCCCTAAATGCTGAAAAATCGTTTCTCCATTCATCGCAGATAGAAATACCGCGGCCCCCATAGTTTTTGTAGCTAACCGATGTTTCTTCGTAACATCTTCTCCGCATTCCAACCCATATGCTGTAAAGTCTTGTTTTTCTCCCGCCGTGCGTTGTGTGATCTAGTGCCAGCTTTTCATGCTTCCAGCATCCGCAGCTCTTGGACGAACCGCTTGTGAGATTGTTCGCCTGTGTAACAATTTCACGTCCACAATCGCATCTGCAGCGCCATCTAATCTCTCCGGCCTTTGACCGCTCTGCTTGCTCTACGACGGTCAATCTTCCAAACCGTTGCCCGCTCAAGTCGTGAAATAGTTTTTCGCCGATTCTATCCTTTGCGCATCCGCAGCTAATTGTGTGCCCGCTTTTTAGGTTATTTGCTTGCACAGTTACTTCATTGCCGCAGTCACATGCGCACACCCAGCATATTTGTTTCCTTCCTGATTCTGAAGTTTTTGTATTGCCTTGCTTGATAACAGTCAACGCTCCAAAGCGCTTCCCTGCTAAATCTTCAATTTTTCCCATAATTACTGCCTTTCGTAATCGCCTTATTTTGAACAAACGGAAGGCGGTAAGGCAGGCCGCTTTTCGCCCCGTCGGGCTATCCGTTTGTATCAAACTTGTTTGTCCCAGTGGAATACGCGCCCTTGCCATTCCGAATGGGCTTCCCATCCGTTCGGCCCAGGCACATTTCGCGCCCCATAGTGCGCTGACACTTCCACAATATCTGTCTCCAGGTATTCCATCGACTGTATTGCGTATTGCTGGTTTATGGCGTTTACCCCTGTCATCACGGCCCTGCGCGCGGCCACGTCGATCTGATCCGTGTGCCCGCTCTCATAGTCCACAACTTTGATTCCGCTCTCGGCCAGCTGCTTAACGGCGTTTGCAATCGCCTGATTGTAGCTGATTGCCCCGCTCTGAATTTGCAGCGTTGACGAATTTAGGGCCCACTGATATGCTTGCGCAGGCGGAAGCATTCTCTGGCCATTGTCCACTAAAAACCCCAAAGATTGCGTCAGATTTCGGAATTCTCCGATCGTCTGCCTGCGGATCGCGTCGATATCGGAGGCGTCTACCAGCCGGTCAGGCTTCGTCACATCGGCCAGCGTAATAAGGTCGTTGTAATATCGCCGGTTGCGCTCCACAACATCGTCGAGCAGCTTGTTCAGTTTTTCTTCGCTGACGTCCGCTGTCTTCTGGATGGCCCTTTTGATCTTCTTGAGATCAATGCCGTGCGACCGCAGCGCCCGGATATCCTGAACCGTTACTTCGTTGAGCTGATTGGCAAATTTAAGCCGGGAACAGACTTCATCCAGCAGCGTATCTTCCAGCGCACGGAACAGATCCGCGAGTTCTTCCGGGAGGGCGTCGAGCAGCTCCGGACTGAACGGATACTTGACCTTTCTCATTCGACCTCAGCCGGGGCGTTTGCATCTGTCATGTCCTGCGCCCTCGGCAGCATTGCCTTTGCAGTCGCTTCGTCCTCGCCGTACCATTTTGCGCGGTATTCCCAGTGGTTCAGAATTCCATCAGCGAGGTCAAGCCGGTCGTTTGCCCGCTCTTGTTCCTTCTTCTCAGCGTCGTCAAGGATGGAATCGCCCCAACTGTAATCGGCGTTGTACGTCCCGGCAGGCGCGAGGTTATAGAGTGTTGCGTATGTATCGAGCGCATAGAGCAGGCTGTCAAACGTGTGCTCAAGCGCCGTCTGGATGCTGTCGATCAGCACATATTTGCGCTGCTTGCTGTTGCGGATCTCCGTCGCCGTCTTCTCGATGGTCTGCGGATCGGAAATATCTCCATAAGCCAACCCGACGTTGAACTCGATACGGCGAAGCGTATTCTGGAAACCTCGGTAGATTGCTTCGTCGCGGATCTGCGGCTCGATGTACTGAAAGAATTCGCCGCTAGGGGAGAACGGTCCCAGTTCAAACATACGCTTGTTGAACATATCCGCAGTCGAGCTCGTGCCATCCATCAGGACTTTGCGCTCGCTGGAGCGATATTCCCAGCGCAGGCGCTCCCACTGCTCATCGGCCTGCTTGATCAGCTGCACAGTCGCTGCGTCTCCGTAGACGGACATTCCGCAGGGGCTGTTTGCGTCCGTTGTGTTGGCCGCAGGCGGGCGGAAGTACGCGAAGAGCGGCCCGCTCATATTCTGGATCGTGATTTCCGGCTGAATGTCCGCCCATTCCGGGACGGCATTCAGGGGTGCTTCCGCGCCGACCGTGCCGGAGGCGTCGCTGTAATATGCTTTATTGCGGATCGTATAGGTCGTGCCGTCCAGATCGTGCGATTCGAGGCGGATATAATACTTCCCGCCCACTTTCGCGGGCTTGTCCCGGAAGACGCCTCCGATGCAGCGCCCGGCAGGATCAAATTTCGTCGGCTGGAACGCCGCCGCGCCGGTCACGTCGACCAGCAGCTGCTCACCGTAGATATACGGCTTAAATGCCACGCCGCCGAGCGCAAGCCCCAGTTCTAAGGCGCTGTGAAAATTCTCTTCCGCCCGCTCAAAGCAGTCTTTCAGATAATCCGCACGGGCGCTGCCGGTAATGTTAGCCGTCAGCTCGGCCAGCGTCGGTCGCGCGATCTCCCGGCAGATCGCCGCCGGAAGCCCGACAGCAATGACATCGCACGTCTGCCAGGGTGGATTTCCAATAAACATCGCGTACCAGAGGCTTATATTCTGCTCCATCTTCGGGCTGACCGCCGGAGATACGCCGAATTCCCGCTCGGTCACCGCCTGCGGGAAAAGCATATTCCGGAACCATCCCCGAATGTTTGTCAAAAAGCTCATTTCTTGATTTCTCTCCTCAAAACGGTCATGCAGAAATATCGAATCGCGTCCATGCAATGGTCGTTTTCTTTTATCACGCGGTCTTCGCCTGCGTCTTTGTCCCAGCTATAAAGGCCAAATTCCCGAAACGCGTTTTTGCAACTCTCATGGAATTTGATTATGCCGCTTTTGATGCAGGCCCCCGTGAAGCGAATGCCGTCCAGCACGGCGTTGTTTGCTTTCCATACAGAAAACTTTCCGTGCCGCCGGATGCACTCGGCAAAGGACGCTGCCGATGGGTCGAGCACGACACGCTCAATGCGGTATCCGTCCGCGAATGCCTCTAAATCCTGATAATATTCTTCGTCAGTCTTCTGCCGCCCGCTCTCGCGCCCGCTGTGGTAATATTCCTTCTCCATGACGGCCTTTCCGCCATATTCCCGCCAGAGCGTGAAGACGGTAGGGTTCTGCGTTCCGTAGTCCGAAGAGATCCAGTATCGCCCCGGCCCGCCCCGCTCGCTCGTGACGTTTCTGGCCCGATCAAACATTGGGTAAACCAGACCCTCGGCGATTCTCCAGAGGCCGAGAATATACCGGTCGTAATAAACCGTCCCTTCGTATTCTTTTTTCAGATTTTCTTTAAAAGATTCCGGCAGGAACGGATTGTCGTCTATCGTGTATGTCTGGCTAAAAATGTCCGCGTTGCTATCGAGGAATTTTTTCAGCCAGTGGTCTGGATATTGCGGATTGAACGTCCCATCAAAACAGGAGTATTCCTTATCAAGACGGCTTTTTAGCAGCGCGAAGACTTCTTCCGACCAGTCCGCGACCTCGTCGCCGTAGCAATATTTAATCGACGCGCCGCGGATCTTTGAAACCTGAGAAACCTTTTCCGCACCGAGGCAATAGCACTTTTCCCCGAAAATCCACGCTGTGTTGTCGCTGGAGATTGTTCCGACAAGCATATCGCCATACAGGTTCCGCATCGGCTCCAGCACATTTCGCTCAATCGTGGATTTTGTTACGCCGAGAATGACGGCCAGACCATCTTTCCCGATTCGCTCACGAATCCGGATCGGTATGATCCATCGAAAATCGAGGTAAGTCTTCCCGCTTCTGGTGGCTCCGCCCTTGAAGTTCCATCGATGCGTCCCGTATTTTACAAATTCACGTTGTTTCGGACTTAACAGCATCTTGGAACTCCTTCAGCATCGAGTCAAGCTTCTCCATTGTCGTCCTGTTGCGGTCGGAAGCTGCCGCGTATCGCTTCATGAGGCTGTCACCGGCTTTCAGCCGGTCGGATAGCGATGCGTCCATGCCGAACTGATCTTTGACCTCCCCGCGCATGACCGCAGTGTAAAATTTCAGAATTTCGTTTGAATCCGCGACCTGCGCAGCCTCTTGTTCGTCCAGCCTGCGCTTTATATACGCAGAAATAGCTGGTTTTGATAGGTTTTCTGCCGCAATCACTCTGCATGATGTTTCTTTGTACCCGGCCTTTTTCGCTGCTTCTGTCGCGTTCCCGGATTTCAGATATTCTTCGCAGAATCGTCTCTGCTTCGGCGTAAGCTTTTCATCCGCCATCGCTGTAAAGTCCAGCCAGCAGTTTCACCACATCCGCAATCTGGTACGTTTCCAGCAAAGTGACGTTCTTCGGCTTTTCATCAGGTCGATATTCGTAAACCATGTATTTCGTCACCATCCTGTCATTTTTCGCGGAATAGGTCTGCATTTGATTGATTTTTATTTTGATTCCGTTGTACAAGAGCGCTGTTTGCAGCTTGTGTGCAAGGGCGCGCAAACTCGCCATAGCCGC